TTTAGACAAATGACTTAGACCTGGGTCAGAGTCACCCGCAACGCCGCACCACTTATTCCATAAAACAGATATAGATTGAGATTTTCTGCCAGTTGGAAGGGTACTCAAAGAAGTATACTCATTATCTAATCCGGATACTTCACTCAGAGGGTTGCGCACCGGATCGCTAGATTGTGATGATCTGTCTCTATGAGCATCTGGATTGCCATTAGGAAATAACGTGGCCCATCTTTCCATTAAAGTTGCTGCCATTAATATGTACTCCTATATTCTTTCTTAGTTACCGGCCGCGGCCGATGCTGATGCTCTGTCCCACTCTGTGTCAACCACATTAAGTCTATGGTTTCCTCTAGTGCTTGAGCCGACGCCAAAATATGCGGCGATGCCCTTTCTGTTAGCGTCACTTTGCTTATTAAAATTAATTCCTGCTTTTCTGATGGCGTCTACTTTTTGTCCTGGGGTGGCATTGCTGCCAGATACAGTAGATCCTACCAACCCGCTGGACGAGGTATTAACAATTGCGTTCCACAAGATTCCTACATCAGCATCGTGGTGACCTGCAGGCATTGGCTTACTAGAGGTAAATCCTTCATCTAAGGCGGAGGACTCTCTTAAGGGATTTCTATGAGAAATTGCCGAAGTGCCCGATAGGCCGTTTCCGTCCGTGCCATCGGCTTTACTTGGCACCGCATCGGGGCTATTACCGCCGCCGCCGTTGCCAAACAAAGAATTCCATCGTTGTATAATAGTTTCTGGCACTTACATTCTCCTAAAATAATTTTAACTTGTCTTTCATCTCAACGGACAAAATAATATCTTTCAAATGGCTCGTGGTCAGTGTCGGCTGTTCAATAATACCTTGAAGCTTTTCTGTTACCAACTCAATCTTTCTCTTAATGTCCTTATCCTCAACCGCGGCTGACTTGTCCGCTACCTCATCCAACAAAGCGTCTACTTTCTTACATACCCAATTCTTGAACTCTGTACTATCTGCAGAAGTATAGTACTTGACTAGGTAATCTTTTTGCTCTGTTGTGAGAAGGTGCTTATACGCATCATCAAATTTTTGAATAGCCAGAATCAAACTCAACTTCCCTGTTTGGATCTCTTCTAATGATTTAAGAGGAGGGCTATCAAATTCCCCTCGTCTTTCTCTTACTCGCTTGGCCTCTTGATTCTCTATTAAATGCTCAAACAAGTTTTCATCTAGCGTAAGACGATCTCTAGAAGTAATATACTGTTCATCTTCGTGTAGCTTAATATGAAAGCTAGCCAAAGTCTTATAGTTGGGAATCTGTGTCTTAAGCAATTCTTTCTTATTGCTGATCTTAGCAATTTGCTCCATAAGCACATCAAGTTCCGAATCTAACTTTCTGCTCATAACAGTTTTATTATATTCCTTTATAAGATTCTCTATAAACCTAGAAGCAAAATATACATTGCGTGCTTCACTATAAAGAAATTGTGAATATATCTTATAAGCCTTAGAAATCTCGGTAGACTTGACAAAATTTTCTCGAAGAAGAGAAAATAACTTTTGAGCCTTAGGAATATTGTTGTGTGCCACCTGCGTTAATACCGCATGGTTTAGTACCTCAAATAATACTCCCACATTCTTTTGTTTATTGTGCTTCATCATACACCCCTGGCAAAATTAAGATACAATGACTAAAATAAATATAATAAAGAGTTTCTAAATGTCATTAATAATACCTCTTAGTGATGAATCGTTCAACTTATTATCACCATTATCTTGGACTAAATTCTTTAACATATCTTTTGATTCATAATTATACTGCATAATATCAGAAATAGTTCTGTCGAGTACATCTACTTTGGCTGGCTTGCCATTAGTTTTTATAAATCCATTTTCATTATAACTATAATCTTTAGGATACCCTGGCAACTCGCGAGTGCCTGTTGGGTCATATGGCATAGCATCCTTTGTCCAGTTCTCTCTATCCTCATTGCTATCCCCCTCCTCTTTATCATCATCATCATCATCATCAGCACCACCGCCAGGTTGCCCGCCCATGCCAGGTTGATCCATCTCGCCTTGTTCAAGCTTATCAAGAATACTTTTACTAACTGCTTCTTTTTCTTGATCAATCTTAATATTTGCAATCTCATTGTCAGTAAGCTTGAGCACATTCTTCTGTACATAATAAGAAGAAATAATATCTGACTCAGCCATTTCTCTTGCGGTACCAAATCTCTTATCCATCAAGTCAAGATGCATCATCTCAGTAATGGTAGATGGATTGGTTAATCTTAAATCAAAGTTGTAAATGGCTGACTCATCATACCCACGGAGATAAAGATGGATAAGTGATATCTTCGCCAGTTCGCTGACAACAATCTTCTGAATACGCTGAATAGTTCTCGCAAACTTAATGTCCTCCTGTGCTAAGGTTGATTTGCCTGAGAGATCTTCTTCCGCGGTAAGATAAGACTTAGGAACGCCGAGAGATATAAACAACTTATTTTGTAAGTACTCAATGTCTTCAATAGCAGCAGCGTTTTCTCCGCCAGGTAGGGTTTCAATCCTACTGCCGCGATCGCCGCGAACTGGAATAAAGAAATCTTCAAGTATAGATTCGGGATTGTAACGTAAGTCAACATTTCCATTTGATTCTGATACCACTGGTATCCTTTTAAGCTTATCACGCGCATTTTGCATGTACCCTTCCACATCTTTTGGTGGAATATTTCCAACATCAACATAAAATACTCGCCTTTCTGGTGCCCTACTAATGCGATAGATTAGCATCGCGTCTTCAGCCATCAACAGCTGCTTCCATACCTTCCGGGAAGAATCCAGAACCGAACGCCCATACGGCAAAAATCCATCATCACCCAGTATTCGTAAGTGAGAGATTTGGTAGTTTTCAAAAACAGTATTCCCTTGTGAAGTCCACTTGAACCTCAAACTATTAGGATCGTTATTGTAACCTTCCTCTCTCTCTACTTCGCTTACGGGCATTGCAATGGCACCTAATACACCTTCTTTGTTAACAATGTCTAATAGATTAAAATGATCTCCATACTTGCACATATTTCTAATCCATGTCCACAAATGAAAATCAATATCTAATCTCTGATATAATAGTTCTTCTAATTCACCAACAATTTTCTCATCGTCTGATATGACTTGAACAGTTTTCCCGTCTTCTGCATAGGTCATAGAATCATCAGCGTAAATATCTAAAGCTCTAGTAATCTCAGGGTAATGATCCATTTCCTCATAATCCCTTACACGTTCTACTCTTTCAGCGCCTCCAACAAGAGATTCGCCATACATGGTTTGAGTAGCTTTATGAAAACTATCAAAAGCCCTCTTCTGACTCATGTTGCTAGGTCTTTCCGTAGGAACCTTGTAAGTTGCTGATCCGCCCTTGAGTAGACGCTTTAGTATATCAAATCTATCCGCCATTTCTTATTCCTTTATTGAACTTTTGAGACATAAAATAAAACTAACCCTAGGACTACAGGTACTAATCCAGCAATTCCTCCCCATACCCCCGCCTTAACTTTTAGTGTAGCAATGTCTACTTGTATCTGAGTAAGCTTACTATCTATATTACTAAACTTACCATCATGCCTTTCTAGCTTTTCCATTACCAATTTTTGATATTGATCCCAACCATTGCCTACACTAGCCATCTCATATCCTCCTTCTGGCCACTGCCAGCATCAAAAGTCCATTGTTTTTCTTGATCTTGTGATTTAGCATTCCAAACACCAAACTCATATGGTGTATTATTAAAGCTTAGTCCTTGCAACAAGTCCTTTGTCATTTCTTCATCTTGACTATTAAACCTAAGAGTGGTTGTTCTAACATACATTCCCATAGCCAATGACATTACTAGATCGTCATTATAGCTCGCTAGTGCTTCTGGTTTACCATTATGAAAAATAAATGTTTCTAACTCAGCAATTGTTCTCTTTGAGTGTAAAATAAAATCATGTGTTCTTAGGTCTTCTTCCAGACGAGCTATACAGGCTGGTCTACTCTTCATACTCATGGTAAAACCAGGCACAGCATTCTTTGGAACATTATAAATATCATAATGTAATTGATTGGAGTTACCTTCATGTATTTTTGTTAGGTCTTTTATCGTCCAATACATATTCTTATACTCCATCTCTATGATTTTCATCACCACATGATGACCCATAGAGGCGTTTTCAACCACTATATATGCATTGTTATATTGAACTGCTGTGTTATGTATAAGATGAGAAAAGGCATCGGTATTTACCTTTCCCTTATACTCTGCTACTTGTTCATAGTTTTCAATATCAATTATATGAAAGGCAGAGAAGTCGTTACCATCTCCCCGTGCAATATCAGCACATAACATATATTGTTTTGTATAGTCGGGGTACTTCCAAATCCACAACCCTTTATCAATCCAAGTTTTTTCTTCTGGTTCTCGTAAGTAAGGACGAAATCCATCGTCTGCCGCTTCTTCTTCATTGGGGTGTTCCTCATACCACTTGAGCGCTTTCATACTTACTACGTTATTACCCGATTGTAAAAAGTCACAACCATGTTCTTGAGCAAACGCTTGATCACCTATTTTTCTTTTTTCAATCCGGGCCCATTCATCATCTCTGTCAGGGTGTAGGCTCCACGGTAGAACTATAGGATTAAAAGCAACATGCTTATCTCCTACCTTCTCACTAGTTCCTGCTGCGGCTTCTATATAAGTTTTATGAAACCAATTACCAATACCATTAGGTGAAGACAACACGATACAATCACCACCGGTTGATAGGGTAGGTTGAGCAGCAACCCAAATAGTATCCATCGACTTAATAAATGCTGCCTCATCAATAATTAGAAGACTCAGTGCTTCCGAACGAGCAGCATCTTTAGATGTAGTACCTGTGGCTCCTGCCTTTATCTTACTGCCATTAACTAACTCTATACTCTGACGGTTGTCAACGGCCATTTCGCTCTTTAGAAAAGGAGGGATCTCTTGTAAGAATACTCTTACCTTATCAACAAGATTAGTAGCTGTATCTCTTTTGGTGGCAAGAATGAATATTTCTTTGTCCTTGAAAAAATTGGCTAACCATCCGGCGTATGCAGCA